CACTGGAACTTTCCCCAGGCGAGCTTGTTGTTCCATCTTGCAAGGCTATACGCCTTGCGAGCGACGAGAGCCGTTGAATAGCGTCGGTATTTCGACGGAGCTTTGCGCACAGTAGTGCGCCGCCTATAAGTAGTACGGCGAGGCACTCGAGCGCGAGTTCGATATGACTTTCGAGCATATGGCATTTTTGGTTTTTATACCTTGCAACACAAAAAAATTTCTGGCAGCACGTGTCTCAGAAGTGCTGTCTCAGAAGTTGGCAGGTAATACTAACTGCCAACTTCTGGAAGTCTGATAATCTCAGTCAAGCGACGCATAAGTTGTGAGGATGTGTCATCCTCATCGCGATCGCCATGCCACTTATTGGGATGAGTGGGAGAGGTAATCACAAACTTGTCAGCCACAATTTGGACAAATCCACCCTTGATGGGAGCGCGGTATTCATTGCGATCAAGAAGACCAAGTATATCGGGCCAGGACATCTGGCCTCTGTATTCATCTATAATAACTTTCTTCTGACCGTCATAACCATCCCACCAATTACCATTGGATGGACGCCAAACGTAGTGTGGCTCGTCAGGCCAGTATTTGAGATAAGCATCACGAGTTTTCCCAACACCAGTCGGACCGTGCAAAACAATAACCTCCGGTGGAGCATCAAGCTGACGCGGCTCAATGAGCTGAGTGCGCAGTGCTGTAAGTCCACGATGGTATTTAACAAATTGCTCCGGAAAGTCGCGAGCAACCTCGCGGATAGTAGAACCTTCCTTGATAGACTCCACTACTTCCGTGATATCTGTACGTTTGCCTTGAGATGATATTGTCCCATACTCAAAAGGACGTTCCCATGTTTCAGGGTCCGCCACAGAACGTGGAAAGAATTCGGCCCATGTTTTTTGTTTTTCATCAATGCCTTTCTTGCAATAGCCGGCCGCCTCTTCAGGCGTACCATAGCGACGTTTAATGTGTGCACGAGCAAATCCATAATTGTCAATTGCAGACTTACGCATCTGAGTCTTGCATTCAGCATAAGCCTGAATGTGCGGTGTCCCTTCCTCACCTACTTCCACAGCAGTAACCAGATATGAAAAGAATTTTTCATAATTTTCTGGATCATGAATTGCATCATATTCTTCATCAGTAAAATTATTGATGGTGAAGCAAAAACTGCGAGGAACCTTGAAAGTGGTCATAAGGAGAGAGAGAGAGCGCAGGTTGTTTCCTCTCTCCCCAACATTTTTCTGACTCGTCTTCCTTTTTAGGAAGGAGAGAGAGTCTCTCTCTCGCCGGGTTAGGGTTAGGGTTAGGGTTAGGGTTAGGGTTAGGGTTAGGGTTAGGGTTAGGGTTAGGGTTAGTGGCATACATCTATTTGCGGTCCGGATAGCGGATGTGTAATGAGTTAGGCCGCGTGCCCTTGATTATCACGCCATGTAACATAGCGCATGACCTGCACATTTGGCGACCCGGAGGTGGCACCGCCACGGAAGTCAGTGCTAATCACACACCATAACTGATTCAGTAAGCTAATGTTAGCCGAAGGAATAGTGTTGCTGGAGATCGGGTTGATCACCTTGTTGTGAGTGAAGTGTACCGTTTTCTGCACACGTGTAGTGGTGAGATCCTGACCGGGAGCAATAGTCATAAACACAGGCTTACGCACACAACGCCAATACATAGGGTTGATCATATTGTCAGCTGTGAGGATATTGCAGAATGAGCCCAGCGAGTCTGGGAGCATATGGTTCTCACCGTTGGCTGGAGTAGTAGCATTGTACACACGGAGAAGACGTTTATACTTCGGTTGCACGAAGTCGATACGAATCCGACAGCCATTGGCTGCGTTAATCGTAAAGTCGAAAACAAGCTTTTGCTTAAGCAGCTTGTACTGACCTGAAAGGACGTCATCATTGCAGTCACTCCAAGAGTTAAACTGCTCAGCACCGCTCCCTCCGGGACCGGGGCCAGTCAAATCGACAAGTGCAGGATGCACGAAAGTAGTGATCTGGGTCGGCTCATAACCAGAAGGGCCACTGGGCGAGTTCTGCCAAACGGGTTCACCGGAAGACGGCGTGGTCATGTTGAAACATATAGGCGAAAACGCGTTCAACGGGTAAGGTCCGTTGCGCATGTGCTGGAGCCCGCACTGGAACTTTCCCCAGGCGAGCTTGTTGTTCCATCTTGCAAGGCTATACGCCTTGCGAGCGACGAGAGCCGTTGAATA